ACAGTTCGATGCCGATCAGGGCCAGGTTGGTGGCCACCAACGCCGCGAACCATGACCATGTGGCGATCGTGGCCGCCACCAGGCCGACGACCAGGACCCCGCCGATAGCGATGGCCAGCAACGTGGCCGCCTCCTGGTGCTTCGCCAGCCAGTTCGCCCCCGTGGCCAACGCCCCCACCAGTGGGGTCAGGACCGGTAGCAGCTTCTCCCCGATGCTGATGGCCAGGGCCCCAAGCCCGTCCTTGGCTGCGGCCAACTTGAAGTTGAACTCCTGCTGGATCTCCGCGAACCCCTTGACGTGACCGGCGGCGTCGGCCGTGGCACCGGACACCACCCCGATATCAGCGGCAGTGGTCTTGGCGTTCTCCCCACCGATCATCAAGGCGACGTTCATGCCGGTGGCGTCACCCATGGCGGCCTTGAGCGCACCGGAATACGTCTGGTACACCTCGGCACCGGACTTCGCTTCGGTACCGATACCGTGCATCGACCCTGCCAGGGCAGCGAATGACGACACATTCTTGTCGTTGATGACGCCCATTTGCTTAGCGGCGGCAGTGAAATCTTTGAACGACATCGAGCCGTCGAGGACTTTCTTACCCAAATCCTGAACGGGTGGCGCCATGCCTTTCAGTGCATTGGTCAGGTTGACAACGACCATTCCATCTGGACCCATTTGGGAAGTGATCCGGCTGGAAATGTCGTTAATGGTCCCGGAAAGGCCTTTTTCTCCAAGTGACTTGGATACCTCGGTGGCGTTCATTCCGAGGACAGCCAGTTCCTTGGACTGGACCTGTGTCGGGGCGGCCATGTGCCGGATAGCGTCGGCCAGGTTTTGTGTGGCCTGCTGGGCGGACATGCCGTGCACCGTCATACTGGCCAGGTCACCGAGGATGTCATCCAGTGATACGTGGTTCGCGGACGCCACCGGCAGGATCGCTGACATTGAGGAAGCCAGCTCCTCGAACGTCATCTTTCCCTGGCTGGTCGCAGCAACCAATTTGCTGGTCACCGTAGCCGCCTGGTCGGCAGGCACTTTGTAGTCGACCATCGCGCTAGTCAGCGCGTCGGACACCGTCGTCAGGTCGGCGTTCTCCGCTTTGGCGCCCTCAGCGGCTGCCTGTAGCACCTTGAGCGCGGCGGCGCCGTGTTGCCCACCGGACTCCACCTTGTACATCGCGGCGGCCAGCTGCTCACTGGAGTAGCCGACCGACCCCGCCATACCCAAGATGCCGTCACGGACCATCTGGAGGTTGGACTGCGTCTCACCCGCGCTGGTGACCAGCCGGGTGGTGGCCATGTTGAAGTCACCGGCCATCTTGGCGAACTCGACACCAGCACCGACCGCTGCGACACCAGCCCCGATCAGCATCTTGGAGCTGATGCCACCAGCGGTAGCGGCTGCCGTCCCCACCTCTGTGGTCGCCGCCTCAGCCTTGACCGCAGCGGCTTCCATCGCGGCCTGGTCTTCGGCCATTTTCGCCGACATCGCGGACATCGACGCTTCGACTTCGACCGCTGACGCCTTCGCTGCGGCAGCCATGTCCGCGAACGCCTTGTCGCCGCCAGCGACCGCAGCCTCAACCTCAGCCATGGTCGCGGCGGTCTTCGCCGCTAGTTCCTCCTCAGCTGTGGTGGTCGCCGCGATGCTGGCCGCTAACCCAGCCTCAGCCCCGGCGCCACCAGCACCGGCGGCCATCGTGGCGTCCAGCTCCGCCATCGACGCGCGGATCTTGGCGACCATCGCTTCACCAGCGGCTGCCGACTCAGCGAACGACGCCAACAGGGGGGCGTTGACACCGGACAGCAGGACGTAAAGATCTGCGATCTCCGCACCAGCAGCCATGTCCGCCCCCCTCCCCAACCGTTAGATGCCGACACCCCACCCGGCGCTGTAGGCGACGGCGAACGCCAGCTCGGCGGTCTCCCTGGCGGTCTTGTGGAACGCCGGTCCCAGGAAGGGGAAGGTGGACCCGTTTTTCAGGCCGGTCTCCAAGTAGTAGCCGTACTTGCCGCTGGTGGTGCGCCGGTTGTATGGGGCGTAGATCCCCCCTGCGACGCCGACACGCGACTCCCAACCGGCCCCGGTTGTCTTCGGTGTGGAGTGGGTGATGGAACGCACCAACGTCCCGGAGATCCGCGCTGGGCCAGTACCAGGGCGGGCCGGTGTCTTGGTGCGGATGGGGTGTTCACCCTGGCTGGCGTTGGTTTTCGCTTCGGTCTCCACAGCGACCGCGACACGCTCCAACGCGATCGGCATCCGTACTTCCGCCGAGATCGCCAGCCTCCCGAACAGCGCCTCAAACACCCCCGGTGCCAGCTCTGTTGGCATTACCACCAGCCTTCCGGCGGGCCTGCTCAGTTGCTTCTCTCTCCGATTCACGCCGGATATTGAGCAGGTCCCAACAGAACCGGCGCACATACACTGGTGTCGCCTGCAATTCCGGCCAGGACCAGTTCATTCCTTCGGGTCGCATCAACTCGAAGTCCCGCACCTCTGGTGGGATTACGCCACTCGCCCATGTTCCGTCGTAGATTGACTCAGCGGCAACGATGACGTTTTCGTAGTAGTGGCCGCCGAGTCCGAGGGAGGGTTCATGGCTTCGGTCATCTCCTCCGCCAACTTCTTGATGATCGTGACGGGCAGTTGGGCGACCAGTTGCGGTGTGGCCGGTGACGGGAGCCGGTCCATGTCTTCCAGTTCACCGGTTTCCTCATTGACCTTGATCGAGTTGGGGTCATAGACCCGCCACCCAACGATCAGCTTGGCAAGGACCTCATACATCGCCTCTTGCGCCTGATCATTGTCTACCGGTCGCCCGTTTTCGTCGGTGGCAACCGGTTTGGGTTGCAGTTCCTTGGGTGACATCAGCCGCGCGTTACGCATCGACACCCAGATAGGGTCGTCCGGTCCTGACGACAATTCAGGGAATGAGATGTGAACAATGGGGTTCCCGTAACCAGACAACAGTGCGCTCCTCTGATCCTTAGTAGCTGGCGGTCTGGAAGTTCTTCAACACAGCGGACACCGAACCGGTGTCGGTCGCGTTGTAGATACCGGCCAGGCTGAAAGAGGCTTGGACATAGCCGCTGGCCAGGTCACGCTAGACCTTAAACCAGCCGCTTTGTGACATTGTCAAAGCCAGTGACGCCCCACCGAACACGGCTGGTTGCAACAATGTGGCGGTGGTGGGGGTTTGGGTGTAGTTGGTGTACAGGTTCAGGTCGGTCAGGTTCTCGAATATCGCCTTATAGGTGGCGTCCGCGTCCAGTGCGCCTTGGAAGATCTCCCGAGGTGCTTGCAACCCGTTGCTGGAGTGGATCGCTTCCACCGCGCGTTTGAGGCTCAGGTCGAACGTCAGGCCACGGGTGGATGAGCCTCCGGCGTTGGTCATAGCCCACTGCCAACCCAGTACCGGTGCCAGCGCGGTGTAGGACGGTGTTGGCAGGGATTGCGATACCCCAGGTAGGGCCTTGAGTTTGCTGGTCAGCGACACAGCGCCCTTGGGGTCGATCTTGAAGCCGACTTCGGAGAACGCGGCACCGGTGTAGCCGAGCGTTGGGGTGCCGGTGGATGTGTCGTACACCGTCAGGCTGTAGGTCGCTTTTGCCGCTGACGGGGATTGCTTGAAGGTGTGCGTCGTCTGGGACACCAACGTGTCAGCAGCGGTGTGAGCCTTCGCCAACCCCACGGACTGCCCCACCACGGTGGTCACCGTCAGGCTGTAGGGACCGACACCGGACACCGCTGTGACGTAGGCGTATTCCTGGGTGGCCCCGGTACCGATGTTGATGTAGGACAGCGCCGGGATCGACGCCGTGGACATCAGGGTGGTTGCACCAACGATGGAGTTGGCTTGGACCGTGGTGGACACACCAGCAGCCACGGTGTCGGGGCCGATGACACCCCGCAGGAAGTGACCGACCACATCGGGGTAACCGAGCATGTCAATGGACCAGTCGGCTTCCACCGGTCCCTGGTACATGCCCTGCAACACCGAGTCGTTGGCCCTGACCGAGGTGTCTTTGATCTCCGTGAACATGTCCTCGTAGTCGGCCTTGGTGAACGGGATGAACACCGTGGGCGCCAGGTAGGTGCCGATCACGGATTCCTTGGCGATACCAAGGTGCGCGAGGCGTGACAGAGCGGTCATTGTTTACGCCTCCTCGGCGGTCAGTGGCTTGGCGTTGCTGGTGGCGGCCGGTGCTGGAAGATCGCCCACCGGTACGTCGGGGCTGTCCACTTCCTGGTCTTGACCTACAGGCGACGGCGCGCCGCTCT